CTTCAACAGCGTCATTTGGTTTATTTGTTGGAGACGGAGCAGGATTAACAAATGTTTCCACAGATACCACAGCATTTGCATCAGGTTCAGACTTACATCAAATACTTGCAGAAAGTTCAAGTTATGTAGTTGAAAGTGAAACTGGTAGTTTTGTAGTTAATTCACAAACAAGTTCATTTGCAAGTGGTAGTGATTTACAAATAATTCAAGCAGAAAGTGCGTCTTATGTAGTTTCTACAAATACAGGTTCTTTTTTACAGAATTCAGATACTGCATCTTTTCAAAGCACAATCATTACAAGTTCATTAGAAATAACCGGTTCTATACAAATAGACGGAGATGAAAGTGCTATAGACTTGACTACAAACGGACTTAGAAAATTTCAAATAGCTAAAAATACTTCTGACGATTTTAAAATAAATAGATATGATGGTGGTGGTTCATTTTTAGACCAACCACTTTCAATAGCTTCATCTTCTGGAATAACTACAATATTAGACGAACTTACTAGAAGTGGTGGTGTAACTCGTTTAATAGGTGGTGGTTCAACTCAAGATGGTGTT